TACCGAAGACGTCCTGGCCTTCCCTGGTGGGGTCAGGTTCACGCGGTTGACATACACGCCCTCGAAGTCCATCTACACGAATGCCTCCTTTGGCACTAAGTCCAGCACGGTCTTATCCATATCCAGCTCTATGGTCTGCACCACGTAGTCCCCGGATATGCCCAGGGTGGCAGAGTTCACCGTCACCACGTCCCGGAGCTGGAGGTGGGCCAAAGGCTTGACAAGGGTAAGCGAGAGTACGTCAGCCGCCTTCTGGCAGAAGGCCAACACACTATCCCCTATCCGCTTGGCCTCCGCGTCCGAGCCGCACAGGGTGGTTATCTCCAACGTCCTGGCCCGGAGGTTACGGATGGATGCCTCATCCCTGGCCTGATAGACCCGCTCCTGCGAGAGCTCCACCGGCCGGCCCTGTATCTTGATGTTGCCTCCCTTGATGGTCTGCGATGACCCGGAGGTGTTATTCAGGGTGATGTTCAGCGAGAAGCCGTCCGAGGTCCAGGTCCCCAGGCCCACCCCGCTGGGCGGGTCTATCAGTTTGGGCGTGCCCAGTTGCACGGCCGGCGTCCGGCTCAAGGTGAACACATAGGTGGACCCTCCCACCGGAACGGTGAGGTCATCGCCCAGCGACCAGACGTCCGTCATCTCGCCCAGCCTGGCCAGCGAGTAATGCACCACCACGCAGTTGACCAGGCGCTGGCGGACGTGCGAGCAATCCTCGATGATATCGTCGGTGATAGTCATGACGCTGGAGCCATAGGACGAGCGGATGTACACATAACCTTGCTCGTCCTCATAAACGGTGACGCCCAGATCCCGACACGCCTCCATTAGGGCGTTGTCCAGCTTCTGCCTCTCCAGGTAGAACCAGGCCCAGGTTTGGTCAGCGCTCAGTGCCACGACCACCTTGTCCACAGGGACACCGGCATACGAGAGAAGCTCCCGGATAATCCTTGAGGTCGTCGCCCCCTGCCATAGCCGGTCCGGCAGCTCGATATGGCGCGCCAGTTGCAGGACCGAATAGGCCGTGACCTCCATCTCGTCAACGGTCTCTTTCGGCGGGTCTGCCAAAAAGACGCCCTGGGCTAGATGGTCCTGCCCGCCAAAGCCCTGGGATAGGAGTATCACTTGGTTCTCCCGCAGGGTCATCACGTCCTTGACGCTGGCATCGAAGGTGATGTTCAACTGGTTCACCCCCACCCCCGGCGCCGGGTAGGCGGCCTCAACCGCATCCCCGGAGCTCTTGCGGACCGAAACCTCCCGGACATAAGGGGTTAGGTCCACCGTCTCCGGGGTCCACTCCAGCAGGGGCTCCAGCTCCATCAGCCGGCCGTAATCTGTGACGGCCTTGGTGGAGAGTATCTCCACCTTGAGCTTGGCGATGGGCTTAACCTCGCCCAGGGGCTTCTTCTTCTGGTACTCGCTGGCCCCGAAGGTCAAGGTGCCCAAGCTTGTGTAGGAGCCCGCCCCCTGATACCAGGCATAGACGGCGACCTGCTTGGCTCCCGAATAGACCTGGGTTACCGACACCCTGACCGCGTTGGCCTGGACCGGCGGGTCATACACCACCTCGGCGTATGGGTAAGGGGTCGTGAAGTTGCCGGAGGCATTGGACTTTCCCTGCGTCCACCAGCCGGCCGGGCAGGGTTGGTCTTCGCCGAACAGCTGATATTGGTCCAGGCAAGCGTTGGTATCCAGGACCAGGTAACGCCCCGGCTCGGCACAGACGCCGTCAATCAGCTGGTCAGAGCCCAGGTAATCATCATCCAGGGAAGCGGATACACTCGCCGTCACACTCGACAACTCCGGCAGGTTGTAGTTGGACGCCTCCAGCACCGCCAGGGTAATGGTGGGGCGGTGAAATGGCTTGGCAAGCTCTTGCTGGTAATAGCTGGTGCCGGTCTGCATATCAGACCTCCTCCAGCTCCAGCTCGACCTCCCAATACTCCCGGCCGCTCATGTCTCCCCTCACCAGCCGGCGGGAAGCCCTGGAGATGTAGACCTCGTAGTCCATACTCTCATTAGGGGAGCCGCCGAAAAGCCGTAGGGTGCAGGTTTGTCCCTGCCCGGCCCATTCCATCAGTCGGTCAGCTCCCGCCCCGGTATCCTCGACACCCTCCCGGCGCAGGTAGTCCCAGCTGAAAGAGAAACGCCTTTTCCGGGCCTTCTCCCTGACCTGGAGCCGGCCGGTTACCGAGCGGGAAGTGGAGCCGACGACCATCACTTCCTCGTCATAGCCCCGCTCAACGTCGGAGAGGTCGAACCAGAGGCTCCCCACCTGGAGCTTGGCGAGCTTATACATATGCCCACCTCCCATAGCCGGCCCTGGGCAGGTACACCCTAGCCAGCTTGTCCGCAAAGTCGTTCACCCAACGTTCCTCGCCGATGAAGGTCCCCACGTGGACATGGACCTGGTTAACCGGGGCCGCCTGGGCCACCGGGGCCACAGCAGGCATGACCAGGCTGACGCTGTGGTTGAGCGATGGCAGGTTGGCGGCAAAGACGCTCCGCAGATTGTCGAACATGGCCCTATAGACCGCCGGGACCTTGTAGGAGATGTCGGGGGAGTGGCTGACTGTAAGCCCCCTCTGGGCCTCATCGCCTATCTCGTTGGCCAGGCGAGAGATCTCGCTCTTCTTCTCGTTCAACAGGTTGATGATGTTGTTCAGGGTGTCGGTGTAGCTGCCGGATACTATCGCCTGCTTGACGCCGTCTATCTGCATATTGGTTACCAGTTGTTCGGTGACTGTCGCCGCCTGCTCCGCGGTCATCTGGCCGTTGAATACTAGGGTGGACAGCAGGTTTTTCATCATCTCCAGGGCGGCTGCCTGGACCGCCGGGTCCGAGCTGGAAAGGGCCCAGGATACCTGGTTTCCGATGCTTGCCGCCACTTCCGGGGGCTCGCCCGCGTGTTGCGCCAGGCCCGCCACGTAAAGCGCCACGGCCTGCTCGCCGGCTGAAAACATGATGGGGTCCTGGGATTGGAGAGCGGTCATCACCGCCTGCGGGAGCGCCTGGAAGCTCTGGGCGGCCTCCTGGGCCTTCTGGGGTAGCAGGCCGTAACGGATGAGCAGTTCATCATAGGCCCCCTGAAGCTGTTTGATGTATTCCAGGTCGACTGTATCCTTTACGCCCCTGGAAGCAGCCTCGGCAACCTTCAATCGAAGCGAATTCATCTTGGCCTGTAACCCCTCCAGCGCGACGACCGGGTCCGCCAGGGCGGCTATCGCAACGTCATGTATTTCCCGGCTCATCTTCTCGAAGGTGTATTTGCCGTGTCGGGATAGTATCTCTGCGACCTGGTCATACTCGCTTTTCATGGTCTCCGCCATGCCCTTATGGAGCTCGGCGAAGGCCCGCAGTCTGGAGAGCTGCTCCTCCGTTTTCTGCTTGTTCTCCTTTGCGGCCGGGGTCTCGTTGACCGCTTTCAGCCTGGCCTCGGCTTCAGCCAGCGCCTGATTGGCCTTGTTGAGCTCCTGCCAGAAGTAGGTGATGACGCCGGCCCCGGCCGCCACCACGCCGCCGGCAGCAAAAGTGGCGAAAGCGCTTCCCACCCCTGCCAGGGCGGAGGCGGCCCCTCCAGCGGAAGCCGTCAAAGATTGAAAGATGCCCGAAAGCCCGCCCACGCTGCTGGCGAAGTTGGCTATCTTGATGGTCGCCCAGGCCGAGGCAAACATGATGATGGCGTTTCGCGCCCCTCCTACCCACTCGACCAGCCCCATAAAGGCGCTGACCAGGGGCATGAGGGTTTCAGCAGCCTTCATCCCGAAGTCCATCAGCTGGTTCTTCAGGATGGCCCACCGCTTGCTGAAGCTCTCCCTCATCTCATCCGCGCTGCTTTCTGCCGTCCCCGCCGAATTTTTCAGGGCGTCGCTGAGCTTCTGGAGGGCCCCAGGGCCCGCGTTGACCAGGGCGAGCATCCCCGAAAGGGCCTCGGTGCCGAATATCATCGAGTACGCCTGGTTGCGGGTGCTCTCATCTACCCCTTGCGACTTCTCCGCGAGGTATGAAAGGATGGAGGCCAGGCTGTTAGTGGAGGGGTTCATCCGGTCCATCTCCAGGCCCAGCAACCTCATGCCGTCTGCGACCTCTTTGGTCGGGTCCATCAACCTGACCATAGTCGCCCGCAAGGTGGTCCCGGCCTGCTCCCCCCGGATGCCGGCGTTCCCCATTAGGCCCACCGCAGCCACCATGTCCTCGATGGACTGGCCGGTTGCCCCGGCCACCGGGGCGATGTATTTCATCGCATAGGCCAAATCCTCGAAGTGGAGCATGGACTTGTTCACCGCGGTGGCGAAGACGTCGGTAACATGGGAGGCCTGGTTAGCCTCCAGCCGGAAACCGCCCAGGGCCTTGACCACCATCTCTGCCGCCATGCTCATTTCGATGCCCCCTGCGGTGGCCAGGTCCAGCACGGCGGGCATGATGGACAACTGTTGGGCCGCGTTCATGCCGGCAGACGAGAGCTCGTACATCCCCTGCGCTATCTGGGAGGCACTGAACTCGGTCTCCTTGGCCATGTCGCGGGCCAGGGTCTTGAGCTTGTTAAACTCCTCCCCAGTGGCCCCGGAGACCACCTTGACTTTTTGCATCGCGTCCTCGAAGGACGCGAACTCATCCACCACCTTCTTAGTGGCATAGATGGCCCCTCCCAGGCCGGCCGCTCCGGCCAAGAGCTTGGCGGTGGAGCTCGCCTTCTCCTGAATGCCGTTGAAGGTCTGGGCACACTTCTGCTGTGCTCCGTCAAGCTCCGACGTGTCAACGCCATAGCGCACAAGCAGTTTGCCGAGTATGCTTCCGCCCTCCATGCTCATCTTCTCCTATCCGTGAGGAACCGCGATATTCCCTCGATGTCCTTCTCTTCCTCTCCCTCGCCCCGCTCATAGCGGTTGTGGGCATCCACCAGCACCGCCAGCCGGGCGGGAGTGGAGTGCCAGAAGATATCCTCCGAGAGATACCGACAGCAGAAGTAGAGCATCAGGGGCCAGTCTGGCTTTCCGCCTCTGGCCCCTCTTGCTCTTTTTTTAGGTTCTCCGGTGGCGTGAAGGCGTCCATGACCGCCGCCGACAGGGCCACGTTCACCTCTGCCAACCGGGGTAGCGGGATGAGGTCACCGGCTCCCTCCAGGGTTATCTCCGGGTGATATTCGCGCAGACCGGCCCACAGCATAGCCCTGGTGGAGCGGTAGCCGGGCGGAATGTCCCCGGTCTCCACGGTCCCCAGGAGTTCCTCCAGGGCGCAAAGGGCATTCATGGTGAAGATGACCTTATAGGTCTTGCCGTCCGCCAGCTCTATCTCGTGGACCTTGTCTCGCAGCCCCTCCAGCACCTCGCCTCCTTACAGCGACAGCACGGCCACGGTAACGCTGGTCGTGCTGGAGTAAGTCACCTGGACCTTGCCGCTTGTATCGTTGAACCGCCCAGGGCCGAAGGGGCCGATAAGCTTTTCGCCGCCAGCCGACACCTGGACGGTGATGTCGTGGTCGTGGCCGTAGTTGCAGGGGACCTGGCTGTTGATGGTGACGGTGATCTGCGAGCCGCCACCGTTCTTCACGTGGAGGAATGCCTTGCCGTCCGGATTGGCGAACTCATCCCCGGATGTCCCAGCCTCGGTATAGCTCGGCGTGGTACCGGCAAGGGTGATGGCCTGCACAGTCAGGGTCGCCATAGATCATCACCTCCCCATCAGGTAATCGGCTTGGCGGTCTCGTTGGCCTCCAACTTGTAGAACGCCTTGTCCGTGGTCAGGCAGGGGATTGCCTTCGCGGCGAAGCTCACCGTGCGGTAATCGTCGCCCTTGGCGCCAAGTTCAAAGTCCTTGACCTTGCACTTGTAGCAGATGAAGTGGAGGTCGGCGCCGACCTCGTCCACCTCGACCACCTGGGCCTCAATCTTGAAGTAGTTGGGCCGGTCGTCGCCAGCCAGGTTATAGGTCTCCACCTTGTTGGGCGAGCTACCGGATGATGTAGTGGACCCGCCCAGTATCACGGCCATGGCTTCCTCGGAGACAATGGCATGGGTGGCGCTCACCTCGATACTCTCTATGGCCGTCCTCACGTCAAGGACCTGGTCGTCGCCCCGGAGCTCCTTCTCTGCGATAGAGAACTTGACCGCGATTTCCTGGATGCCGGGCACGTCCTTCGACGTGTCGTAAGTGGGGCTGGACCCGCTTTCGCCCGTCAGCTTGGCAATCTTGCAGTCCCTCACCCCGAAGATATGGGTTTTGCTATCGAACGCCATCAGTCAACCTCCTTTATTTCCTCAAGCCGGACCTTCCCTTCCGGCTCCTCCTCCAGGGGGGCGTAGTGGTCGGGGAACCGGCGGAGCATCTCTCTGCCCAGCTCATCCGACACCTCCACCACCCCGTTGGAGACTTCGAACTCCTTGCCCGCGACGACGATGCTGTCGCAGGGCTTTATCACTCGAACCTTCATCTCCACCTCCTACGCTCGTGCCAGTATCGAAAAGTCCAGGGCCTTAACCCGCTTGAGCGACTCGTAGTCGTACAGGTCCACCTCGGACACCAGCCTGACTACGCCCCGAACCCCGCGCACGGCTTGCTTCACCGCCTCGCCCAGCTCCTCTAACCCGCTGTCCGCCCAGACCTTGACCTCTATCCTCGGCCGGATGGCGAAGGGCCCACCGTCGGCCAGGTCCTCCGACCCGCCCACCTGGCGATAGGTGATGAGGGGATAGGTGGGTTTTGCCGGGGGCCAGGCCAGGTAGACCCGGTCGTCCACCGCGGCGGAGATGGCCGGGTTGGCCAAGAGGGCCTCCCGGACCTGCCGCTTGACTTCCTTCACTTCCCGCTCACCTCCCGAGCGAGCTCCTCTAGGGCTGACCGCAGCTGCGGGGCGACCTCCTCGAAAGCGGGGCGCAGGTAGGGCTGGGGCTGGGTCCCGGAGACCGCTATCTTGCGGGCCACCGGATAGGCCGCGTCCTCATCGCCCAGTACCCTTCCCGCCCACAGCTGGAGCTCGGAGATGGGCGGGAAGTGGGGGCTGGTGCCGTACTCCACGGCGGCCGCGTATTTCTCCCCGGAGACCACGTCCGTGGTGAACTGCCCCGGCCTCTCGGTATGGATGCCGGCACGAAGCCTCCCGAAGGCCACCGGGGCCCTCTCTTTGGCCCGGTTCTCGGTCTCCAGGGCCGCCCTGGCGAGCAGGCGCTCAATCTCCGCCTTGAGCGCCTCCATGAAGCGCTTGTTGTTCCGCAGTATCTCCGGGATGCCTTCTATCCGTACTGGTTCAGACACTTTTCAGCCATGCCTCCTTGTGGTGTTGGACCCCGCCGGGCTCCCATGCCTCCAGGACCTCGTACTCCCTGCCGTCCACCCGGACCAGGTCGCCCGGTTGCATCGGGACGTTCACGGCACAAAAGAGCTTATGAGAGGGCAGGTCCTGTATCCCCTGCTCGGCAAAGGTGGAGGCCGAGCCCGCATAGCGGAACCTGTCCAGCCGCGCTGGCACGGTAGCGACGAAAGCGTAGGTGGTCTCCGGCTCGCCGACCTCG